CGTACACGGAAGGTATCCGATTAATCCGGCGGTGCCATGGTTTGAGTCGACCTGGTACTGTATTAGACTTGCCAATCATCAAAAACTCTTGGAAAAGACATCCACTTCGAGGCTTAACGATTGTCCTGGACCTTTCATCAAAGACGAATGGAAGGTTCAGACCTCAGAGATTGAGGAGATAGGTTCTCACCATGATTCCAGACAGCGGAAACATGCCGAGAATCGCAGGAGGAAGAACCTGCATAGCAGTCTGAGGCGGGAGCAGACGGCAAAAGGGAAGAGTAGGGTTCGATCTACCCGAAAACCCAAAAAGTCCCAACGCAAGCGTAACCAGAAGAACGCTGCAAATGGGCACCGGTTTGGCGAAGCCAGTCATCCGGGACCGAATCGGTTGGAAGATATGGTGCAAGCACAGATGTGTGTTTTCGACACCATTCAGGAGTCTGGAATCTTCACAGTTTGGGGAGGAAGTCCAGACCAACCGGTCGATAGGGAAGCGATGGTCAAACAGGTACGGAAGTGTATCCTGCACGATTATTTGCTAGTTCCCGGGTTTGTCGACCCCGCTTTAGAAGTACGCGTAGACTTTAGTTGTGAATCAAAGGATTGTGCAACGTCTGGTTCTGATGGCACAGACCATGGAGAAGGAAAAGGCACCCGTTTCGGGGAAGCCGAACATCCTGGTCCTGGTGCTACTCAGAAACGGAAGAAGCAGTGGAGGGTTAAGGAAAAACCCGTAACTGCACATGAGCAAGGGGGAAATAGAGATCCCCCTGAGTTGGAGTGTCAGCGATGTGAGTTAGGCAAGTGTCATTTGCCCAATCACCGACATCAAGCTCAAAACCGAAGGGGAAAGAAAAAGGGTCAGCAAAATTCCGCCAAGCGACGGATTTTGAAGAAGATGACGGTCATCTGTGCTGAACCTGAATGGTGTAAGAACCAGTCCAGACCCCACCTCCATTGCGTCGAGGCCTCTACTTGTCGCGAGCTGTGTTGTAGTTTAGCTCCTTCTGGGAATGCTGCCGAAACTACTGCAATTGAGAACACTGTCGAACGGAAATATCTTTCTGGAATGGCAGCTGATTTTGGTATTTATGAAGATGAACTTCTCCAACCCCTTTCCGCAGGTTTAGAACCGTTGCGCCCCAGTGTCAGTGACGCTGAGAAGGAGGATGAATTTGACCGATTACGAGATCAGTTTCTCAAGAAAAACCCAGCTAAAATCCCTAGAGTGAGGGAGGAGGGAAAAGCAGTCATTTTAGAAGATGACGATGATGGTTACCAAGCTGAGGTAACCGTAAACGAGAGCACAAACATGCCACCGTGGGCCAAGAGGGAATTACGTGAAAAATTGTATATCAATAGACGCGGAATCGTTCCTGAACGTGTAGACACAGGTCTACTTGTTTTCCCCCCCCACGGTGGATATTATGGAGATTACTCACCACCAATTGTATGGCACCCTCCAGCTGTATACGAGAATCTCCATTCCGATGTTACTGTAGCTCCATCCTGCTCCTCTGAGTATCCGTATGTGCGCACTAGTTATGTGTATTCTCCGCCAGTTCTTCACCTTGAGGAGTTGAACCTTGTGTATCTTGAAGAGAAACATAATGGCGGTCCGCCTCCACTCGAGGAAGAATTTGAGGGGCTTGATGCTCCCTGGATAGAAGCCGG